CAGGTTACATGAAGGCTAAAGCTCAGGAGAAACCTGAGAAATAACTTGTGTAATTAAAACTTTTTTCTTATATTAATACTATGGCAGCAAATGACAAATTAATACCAACGGCATTAACTCTTGCTAATAATTTAAAGGGTACAAAGTTGTACGCAACAAACACTTTTAGATTACCAGGCAAAAAGAAATCTAAATGGGAAAACCCATACATAGATGCTATAAACTATTTTGCTAGTATCTACGCAAAAGAAGTTAAGGTGGCAGCTTTTAATTCTACTTGGAATTATGAGTTGATTAATGGTGAACCACAAGTTGATCCTCACACATTAGATCAAAACATTCATCACTTAAGTTTAGGAATGATTGTTGCCTTCTCTGAATATGAGTGGGATGAATTACAAATCACAATAAGCAAAGCGTTCAACATCATTGGTGTAGTTTATAGCTTACCGGCTGGCATATATTCCGTAAGTGATTACGCGTATATTTTAAGTCAGATGGGCGTGTTTAGTGGTGGAACAACAGCAACTTTAGCTCTTGTAGATGCTGCAGCAAATCCAATACCTGGATCTCCTTTTGCTCAAGGTGTAGCTTATGCAACAGCGTGGAATAACTTAAAAGTTCCTGCTGATAAACTATTAGGTGTTGAAACACCATACATTGCTCCTGTGTATAAACCAACAGGACAGACAGAATACTTTTACCGTTTTACAGGTATAAGAAAGTGGGCTTCTCCCTTTACTGGCTACGACACAAACTAGTCACAAACAATATCTTGTATAAACATAATCCTGGCACTAGTCAGGATTTTTTTTGTTTAAATTTGTAAAGTTTAAACTTTTTCTATTATATTTGCTGTACATAAAATCAAAAAAGTTTAATATGTCAGAAAACACCAACACCAACCCAGAAGAAAGAGAAGCTAGTCCAGAAGAGATTAAAGCTTTCAGAGAGAATCAGCACAAACATTACAAGGAGCAATTACCATTTTTGAAAACAACCCTTGAGTATGAGTCTCTTATTGCAAACATAGAAGAAGCAAGACTGAAGTATTATACCATGAGAATGCGTATAGCACAGTTACTTGCACCTCCTCCGCCAGAAGAACCGGAAGCTGAAACAGAAGCTCCAGTTGAAAAGAAAGAGCGCAAATTGAAAAGCCAAAACTAATTACATTTCCATACCAACATGGCAAAAGTAAACGTAGTAAACAAACAAGTCCGCATGGATTTGGATGATATAATCAAGTATCAGCTGATCACTCATTGCTATATTAACCGTATACTTTTGAGTGATCTAGATCTTGATTGTCTTACAAGTCTTGGTAAAATGGGTGAGTCAGAGCTTACAGACTTTTGTGCGTACATGGCTGAAAAGCGTTTACAACATAAGCTTAAGAATTGGAAACCCGCAAAATCAAGTGAAAGAATGCCGGATGCATCTCCACAGACCATCCGCAATGTGTTAATCAAAGTTGAAAAAGAAAACTTAATAGTAAAATCTGGTAAGGGACGTAAGCGCATAAGTTTAAATCCTGACTTGAAAATACAAACAAGTAACAGCATTTTACTGAATTACAAAATTGTACATGTTGCTGCCGAAGAAACCAACTGAGTTCTATAAAAAAACTGCTGAAGAAAACAACGTGAGTGAGGAACTTGTAGCTGACTTAATTTCCTTCTACTGGAAAGAAGTCCGTAGAGTAATGTCTAACTGTGAAGCTCATAATGTAATAGTTGAAGGCTTAGGAACTTTTAAAGTCAAGTATTGGAAAATAAAAGAGGTTCTACTAAAACATGAGAACATCTTAAACAAGTACAAGATTGATGTTGAAGCTGGAGAGAAAATAAGCTTTTATAAGTTCTCTATACTCAAAGATGTACAAGAGAACATGAATAAAATACTAGAACTTGAGAAGATGATTGAAGCAGACAACCTTAAAAAACAAAGTGTAAAACAAAAACGTTATGATCAAAAAGTTAAAAACAATTTGGAAGAACCGGGCGCAGATATGGGCCGGCTTCAAGAACCTGATATTCAGGACTGACTTTACAGAAGAAGTATACTACATGCGTATGAAAGAGTGCAAGAAGTGTCCTATGATGGACACTCTTGGAACAGACTGCACAGTAGTAGGTACACAACCTTGTTGCTCCGTTTGTGGATGCAGCCTTGCCTTAAAATTAAGATCACTAGAATCTGAGTGTCCTCATCCAGATGGACCTAAGTGGAAGGAGGTAAAACAATGAGTTTCCAAAAATGCCCAATATGTAATGGTACAGGAAATGATCCTTTTATAGTAACTGGATCTTTTACAAGTTATCCTTGTCCTACTTGTAAAGGAGTAAGAATAATTGATGATGTAACAGGAATACCTCCAGTAATAGAAGAAAAGCATAATATCTTTGAACCTGTAGAGCCTTGTAATGCTGATATTCAAAATGCTTTTGTCTGTAATACTGAATATAGAAGAGCAGACTTAAAAGCAACATCAGATGCTTTTACAGTTTATGCAAAAACAGCATCAACTCAAACACCTACTTAAGATGTCAGTAATATTCAAAGCGGAGAATCACAAGTATGAAAGCTTGGATCCCAATGAAAGAATAGACTGGTTAAGTGTTACAAAGTTTGTAAGTGAATTCAAGCAACCTTTTGATGCAATAGCTCAGTCTATAAAATCTTCAAAGAACCCAAAGTCTAAGTGGTATGGAATTTCTCCTGAAGACATTCAAGCTCACTGGGCAACAACTACAGAAGAAGCAATTAATAGAGGCTCTGTTTATCATGAGCAGAGAGAACTAGACATTACTAGTTTAGACTCTATACAAAAATCTGGAAGAGCTATTCCTATTATAAGACCTATTTTTGAAAATGGTGTAAAAAAAGCTCCTGAGCAAAGATTAACAGAAGGGATTTATCCTGAACATTTTGTATATTTGAAATCAGCAGGTTTGTGTGGACAATCAGATATGGTTGAAGTAGTTAAGGATCTAGTAAACATAATTGACTATAAGACTAACAAAGAGATTAAAAAAACCGGCTTTACAAATTGGGAAAAGATTACACAGAAAATGACTGGTCCATGTGCTCATTTGGATGATTGCAACTTTAATCACTATTCATTACAGCTGAGCATATACATGTACATCATTTTAAAACATAATCCTAAGTACAAACCGGGTAAAATGTTTTTGCACCATGTAATCTTTGAAAAAGAGAGAGAGGACAAATTTGGGAATGCAATTCCAAAAAAGGACGCAAATGGAGACCCTGTTGTTAAAACAGTAATACCTTATGAGGTACCGTACTTGAAGAGTGAAGTAATTGCAATGATAAACTATTTAAAAGCAAACAAAAAATGAAGCACTTGAAAAATGAGTAACCATGAATTTGAGCACAGACATTTGTTCTGTGAAAAAGTTAAAATGAAAAAGAAAAAGTTTAAAATTGATGTCACGTACTTTCCTGGAATATGCTTTGGTGTATCCTTTCCAATGACAGACTACGTTGACTGCACACTTTGTATAGTGTGTTTTGGTGTTCACCTTAAATGGCGTAAGAGATGATTATTAAAATGTTTGACATACTAGGGGGACAAGTTGTGATCAATCACAATTGTTTGTCTATACCTGAGCTTAAAGCTATACATGACTTTTATGAGGATCCTATTCCCGCGTTTAATTTCTTACACTATAGGTATGATATAGAAAGCCCTTATGCAAATATTCCTGAGGGTGAAAAAGATGATGTTTTAATTACAGACTTTGCTGGAGATTATACTCTTGAAGATGAGGTAATGATTGCAGCCATTAATAAACTAGAAGAACTTTATGTAACCCCAACTTACAGATATTACCTTGACAACAAAAACTTACTTGAGAAACTCAGTCATTTTGCAAGAACTGCACCTGTTACAACAGGAAGAGACGGTAACATTGGAGCATTACAATCACAAGTAAAGTCTGTAGGTAAAACCATACTAGAATTTAAACAGCTTGAAAAAGTAGTATTACAAGAACTTGAAGAATCAAAAGGCCGCACACGCGGAGGTAAAAAATTAGCATATGATCAATAGTCAAAGTCATCTCTATGACTGGTTGTTTCATTACAACCATCATACAAATTCATGGGCAGCTTTTAGAAGAGAAGATGCTCAAGATTATTTTAATGGCATTTACAAAAACGTAATTAAAAGCAAAGCACAAAAAACTCTAGAAGGTTTAATAACAGCACATGAAGGAGATCTTGAAAGCATTCAAGATTTCATGAAAAAAATCAAGTGAGCACAGAACCTTACATAACAATCCCTACTTGGGATAACGGTGAATGGACCACTACTTCTTTTGAAACACAAGAGTCATACAAAACTTTTGTTGTGTCAATGTTTAAAGTACCAGGCAAATATAATTTTGATGACACAGCTATTGAGTTTAATGCGCAAGCACGGAAGTTTCAAAGAACCGGATACTTTTGTCCATATCCTGAAGGCAGCCGTGATTTTATTGGATATTGGAATGATCAAAAAGAAAAATGCAGAAAAGGTGTAATTTTTAAAGGATCAAAAGACACTTGGTTCCTTCCACGGGAATACTATATGTGGGTTAACTTCCTTCCAATTAATGACAAGGTAAAACGTAAGTTTGACTTTCCTGAAATTTGGGATGGTCAGTATCACATGTCTCTATATGAACTATGTGCAGAATTACACTGGATGCATTGTGTAGTTTTAAAGAAACGTCAGTTTGGATCATCTTATTACCACTGTGCTAAACTTATAAATCAAATCTGGTTTGAAGAAACACCTATACTTAAAATGGGTGCAAGTCTCAAAGACTACATCAATGATAAAGGTTCATGGAAATTTTTAAATGAGTACAAGTCTTTCTTAGATGACAAGACTGCTTGGTACCGTCCTATGAATCCTGGTAAAGTTTTAATGTGGCAACAACAAATTGAAGACACAGGACCTGATGGACGTAGTACATTAAAAGGACTAAAAGGAACTTTACAAGGTGTAAGTTTTGACCAGAATGACACAACCGGTGTAGGGGG